GGTCTAGCGCGTATCCGCTAGCTTCGTAGTAATCAATGATCCTGATCTCTTTCCCCACGAACTGGGCGAACCAGATCGCAGTTGAGTCATCCATCCCTAAGTCCCAGGCAGTGACTACCCCGGTGCCCTTGTCATACGGAACTGCGCTGATGCGGCCGTCTTTCTTCGCGTCCAGCATCTCATGGGCGTAGTAGGCCCCATCTGTATAGACAATGAAGCCGCCATCCCAAACGTGATCATATATCTCTGGTCGCTTTTCCAAGTCCTCAAGCCTCTCCATCTCTAGGGCCTTAGTGAACCACGGATTTTCATTCCAGTTGATCTCTACAATCTTGGATTCTCTAGGCGGGTTTTCCCTAAACCGCTGGTGAGTAGCAGACTCCTTGCTCTCTGGATTCCATGTGACCCAGATCTCACTGTCATCCTCTCGGACGGTCGGCACCAGCTTCCGCCATGCCATCTCCGAGACGTCCTCGGCCTCATCTATCCACGCCAGCAGTATGCGGCTCTTCGACTTGACCGAGTTGATATTACTCCGCAGCCCTGAGAATGCGAAATGGATACGGCCGTCCCGGCTCTTGATGTATCGCTCGCCGCATTCGTAATACTCCCGCAGGAAGTCATGCTGCTCGATTACTGTCTTCAGTTCCTCTAGCGAGGAGTCTTCCAGAGAGTTAAGCCGCTCCCGACCGCATAGTATTAGCCCGCTGTTACCGCTCATGCCCTCCTGGTAGCCCCTGATCGCAGTCATCAGCGCAAAGGTGCGAGTCTTTCCGCTACCCCTCCCGCCGTATGCCCCTCGGTATCGGGCTGGCCCCTCAAATACCGGGACTAGTGGATCCGGTATCAGTATCGTCGACTGCTGCATCTGCCCTTACGCCCTGCAGCGTAATCACTGTTGGCTTCATAGACCCGTCAGAACTGCTGTGATCAACCTCCTGACGATCTGAGTAGCCATGCTTGGTGAGCATTAGCTTACTGATAGTCGTGTTTAGATCGCCTCTGAGAGCGCCTGAGAAAATCTTCTTCGCCTGATTTACTAGCAAAGTGTCTAAGATGTATAAAAAATCGTCGTCAGAATCACGCCAGTTGTAGAGAGTCCTGCGCGTTACAGACAAGTAGACAGCCAATCCCTCGATTGTAGGGACAGCTTCATCATTCTCGTATCCAACCTCGATATACTCGATCGCCTTGGCCCTGACCTCATCAGTGAGCTTGGTTGGCCTTCCTCGGCCTTGAGGCTGTCCTTCTACTTCCACGGCTTTGTTATCCATTCCTTCCGCCAGCTGGCGAGCTCGTACTCTGTTGGTCTGTTTAGCCTTGAGCTATACATCACACTGATCCTGATGGTCTCATCAATGATCCCATACTCAATCGCTGCTCTCGCCTTCCTGAAAGGTATGTCGAGCATCTCTGCAATATCAGCGCAGGTAAAGTGAATCCGATCTCCCGCCAGTATCAACTTCAAGTAGTCCGGGGCGGTTTTTGGTCGCTCCTTCACTGCTAGTCTATTATATCAAAGTCAGGGTGCGGGATTGAGTAGGCCCAGTATTGCCCCACCTCATGTCCACACCTGATGACTCCCAGGCTGATGTCCTCATCGCTTATTGGATAGGACTCTACTGACCCGTCACTAAATGCCACCAGAACCGTGCCTGCCTCTGAGGGCATCTCTCCTGGCTCTATGGGGTGCCATTTAATATGCACCTCCTGCTCATGTTTGACGCTTGGGCTGACTAGATTGGCGTTTCTATGAACCCCCACGCTACGCACTTCATCTAGCCTTTCGACGCCCAAGCTCGCCGTTGGAGTGGCGCGGGATCTTGTGATACAGAGTGTAGAACGTCCTATCTGGACATCTCAAATGCTTCGGGCATCTGAATATCTCAAGGATCTCATCCTTTCTGGCGAGTGAGAGCGGGACAAGCCTGAGCCCCTGAAGTAAAGCCATGTCTCCGCCGCTTCTCTCTGCGGCCTGAATAGCTCCCTCTACCGCGCACTTAACTTGGTCATCTGTTGCCACTAACGAGCTCCCTGTAACGTCTGAATGCGTCCTTGTCAGCCATTATCTGGTCAATAAAATCCATGTAATGCTTCTCAAGAAAGCGGTGCTTCTGGAGCTCTACAGCCATACTCATCTGCTGCTCTGGCGTCAGAGTATGCCAGTGATACTTCTGGCTGATAAAAGTATCTAAAACCTCTCGCTTTACAGGCTCAAAAGACATAAGCATCTCCCTAATGCTACGCTCTTGTTGATTTTACGCCCAATCTACTTAACTGGATATACCGATTTGTTATATTCAGTTGTAGCTTATAATCTCATGATCTGGATCTTCTTCTTTCTTTCTAACCTCTGCCCGGTAGTGGGCGCTGATCTCTTTCCTGAGCTCTTTTGTGGTCTTCAGTATCTCTCTGGCCTTTTCTCTCAATATCTCAAGGTGGCCGTCACCCCATAGCTGGGTTAAGAAATCCGTAAAGGCCAGCGGGTTTTCGGTGAAATAACGGTGGCAGGCAGCGCAGCCAGCGGCAGCATTGTCCAGAGACCATCTCACGGCCTTGTTGCGCCTGCCGACTATATGCATCGCCTGGAGCGTCTCAGTAGTCCCACATCGAACGCAGCAGCCGTCCCTTAGCCTGACAGCCTTACTAAACCAAACGTCAGCCTGGTCGCGCTTAATTCCCACCAAAGCGAGCCCTCTTCCAGCGCCCCTTGTCATCTAAGCATAATCCAATGGCAGGAAGGTCTGTGGCGCACGATCTGTTGACCCCATGCTCCCCTACTCTGTGCCTGTCAAAAGCGTCCACGCTCGTAAATACCCGGTCGCATTCACGGCATCCGGTAAAGCTCTTCCGGGTGTTCTCAAAATCCTTAATGCTAGCTTCTAATGGCACGTTCCCGACCCCTCCGTATCGTCTTCTATTTCTATTTCAATCTCACCCACCGATAAAGCAGTCTGCCACATCTCTGCAAAGCGGTCTATCTCAACATCTACTGTCACGCCTTCAGGGAAGTTGTCAGTGTAAACATCCGTCTCTTTTGGGTTGGATGCGTTGGTCATACAGCCGCCTATGGTTGACACCAAAAACACAACCATACCTTTGTTTTTTGGTAATTCCGCTGCGATTAGCATCATAGCCTGGGCCTCACTGTGATCCTTGATATCTCCCCGTCAATTTTATCGTAAGTGATTACCTTTGCGCCCCTCCTAGACACCCAGCCTCCACGCGCTGCATAGGCGTCTCTGGCGGCTAAAGTTGGGTGTTGCTCTGCTATCGCCCCGCCATCTTCTACCACTCGCTCGTGATGGTAATGACCCGTATGGATGTAGGTGTAGTTAGATTTGCCCCACATCTCTCGGAATCGAGGCTCGCTAGCAAACAGCTTATGCAGCTGCGGCAGCTTCATCTTGTGCCCATGATGGAAGGCGAGCATGGTCTGGCCGTGTAGGTATGCGTAATAGGGGTAGTCATTATCAATCACCTCTACCCGTCGCTCTTTGCCGAACAGATGCGCTAGGTGTTTACGCAGCCAGATGGAGCCAGAAATATCGTGATTTCCCTCCGCATTCACAATAACCACCCTGCCGAAATGGCCCAGCATAATGTTTACCGCCTCGGCCATTACTGACATTGTGAGGTCTACCAGCTTCGCGTACCGGGTGTCTGCGTCCAAAATATGGCCCGATTGGGGGGTCACATTGAGGATCCCGTCCCAGTGCAGGAAATCCCCCAGCTGGCAAAGCATCCCGGTACCGGCCTTTGGTGAGGCCAACACCATATCGTGGATAGAGTTTAGAAATACATCCCGGGCGATCTTGATATCCCAATCTTCGCCGGTCTCCGCCTCATAGGCGTACATACCGAGATGGAAGTCGGTGATCGTTAAAAGGCTCAGCAACGAGTCTTCTACCTTGGTAGGCTTTTTGGTTGGCTTAAACCTTGGGACGTCCTGGTGCGCTTCCTCTAACCGTTCTATCAAAATCTCAAACTGGCGCTTCTCGTCGGTCTGGGATTTAACCCACTGGCGCACCATGCGGCCGTCATCATCATAGAACGTCGATACGCCTTTGATTTTGTGGCCGTCTGGGACAGGGTGATTCCAATCATGCTCTGGGCTATACCCGGCTTTCGCAGCGCGATCCTTGACCCGGCGCATGACTCGGTAAAGGTTGCGGGTATCTATACCCAGGCGCTGAGCAATCTCTCTATGGTTCAGCCCTTGGTGCTTTAAAGTGTATATTTCTAGCTGCCGCTCTGTTTCACAGAACTGCATCATTGGATGTTCCGACACTTAGCCCCCCTTGAGTGTCATAAACTCCGAGTCCGCTGGACAGGTCAATTGTACACCAAGATCGAGGCACCAGTTTTGAGTTTTATCCATGAATTCAAGCATCTCCCCGCGATCCAGAGAACTGGTCTCACGAACCTGATCCTTAATTATTGTTTTTCCTACAACAATGTCTGCGGTTCCAAGAAACTTGTACTTCACCAGCGTCTTCATTTGCTCTTCCGTGAGGTCGGGCCTCGTCTTCCGAAAGTGCATAACCATTTCCCTGACCCAGACATGAAAGAGCGCATTCTGACTGAGGCTGCGCCTAGACTTATAGGGCGATACCTTCCACTGAACTGGCGTTTCCCAATTCCAATTCTTCCGCAGCCAATCCTCAAAAAAAACCAGCCTCTGCGTTAGCTCATTAACATCCTTCACTATCCAAAAGTCACCCATGACCGCTCCCCATATCGTTACGAAAAAAGATTTTATAGCCCGCCACACCGCCTTGAAGAATTCAATCATCGTTCACCCCTGCAGCAATTCTTGGATCTTTGGCGGCGTGACGCGCTCACCTACACTGAAGGTCTGACCGGCCGTGTCATACAGCTGAATGATCCCCTCAAATGGAGCCTTGCGCTGTTTTGCCACTATGGCCCGGAAGTCGGCCTGCTCCTGAAGTATCTTCCGCTCCTTATCATCGAGCGATATGCCGTACTCCTGCTTGGTCTTGATCTTCGCCCGGAGCTTGTTGTGCCAGACAATAATCAGCAGGTGGCACTGGTCAACAATCGTGCTGCCGCCCCTGATATCAAATCGAGTCGGGACATACTCATCACCTCCCCGGTCGGGCTTTCTGACATGGTGAATAATGCAGATATGAACCTTTAGGGCTGAAGCAAGGCCAATCACCTGATTGAACCAAAGCCGCTCGCGCTCGATGTCATCTGAGACCCCCGTAAATTGAAGGTTGTCAATGACAATGAGCTTGCAGCCTCTCTCCGCCATAGCCGCAATCGCCCCCAGGCTCTGCAGCGGCTTCACTCCGCCCAAAACGCGATACCAGCAGAATCTGGGCTCAATCCACTCGGCAAACCGCTCGCCCATCTGCCGGGACGGGTTGTTTACCGCGACAGCCTGCTTGCACATCAGCTTAGCCGTGTCCTCAACGTCCATCTCAAATGAAGCTAGGCCCACCATGCACTCCTGAGCGGCGTGAACCATAATCTGGCTGATGAAGGTAGACTTTTTGTGGCCGTTAATCCCGGCTATGACTGAACACTCCCCCATCCGCAGCCTGACCTTATCGTGGGTGTTACCCCACGGCATCTTAATCCCGGTCTCAGATGGGGACTTTTCCAGCCGATCTAAAAACTCATCCCTAAACGCGTCTATGCTGACTACATCAAGGTCTTCGACCTTAGCGTAGATTTTCTGCAAGTCAGCGTCAGTGAAATCTTCAATCTCAGAATGTGACAGTCTCATATGACCAATTCTCCCGTGTTGCTATTAGTTGTTTTTGGGAATACGGATTTCCACCCGCATTCAATTGCGCGATCAACGCACTCACGCTGCTCGTAGAATGACACCTCCTTTAACTTATTGGCAACGATAGTCAGCGACCTATCAGTACATGGTGCCTTGAACTTCCTCCGGTACTGAACCCAATCCTTCCAGACGTCAGGATCAACCCCTTCAGGAACCTTACGGCTATGTTTTTCCCTTTGGTGGTTAATTGGTGGTTCTATGGTGGTTAGAGTATTCATTTGCGTACTGCTAGCAGTCTTCAATTGCGTACTGCTACCAGTATTCAATTCCGTACTACTAGCACTAGTATTCATTTGCGTACTACCAAGGCTTAACGTGTAGATTGTGGACTTATTAAATCTTGGCTCTTTAGCTATGAGACCTAACTCCACCAACGACGCTAGCGCCCTCGATACGGCATTACGGCTCGCGCAGCTTCGGGTCATGATGTCCTCATATGACGGGAAGCATCTCCCCTGAGCATCAGCCCGATCTGCTAGCGCAATTAATACAGCCTTCTGGGTACTGGTTACGTTAGTGACATGATTCAAGGCCCAGTTGATGGCCTCAATGCTCATTCTTGGCGATCTCCGTTGCTACCTTCCAGACAAAGCCATTGCGCTTGCCACCCTTTTTGAGTGCCGCCAGGTAGGTAACCTTATCCTTGGCGGATATAGACTTACCCGTCTCCCTAGCGTGCTCTACAAACTCGACAATGAAGTCCTCAAGCACATCGCTGACCCGCTTGATATTGGCCTTGTAATGCTCATCTTCCGGGTATAGCGCGTCCCAGCCCAATCCTATGCTAGCCAAGACTTCTAGGGCTCCGCAGCCGCCAAAACAGTGAATAAGAATCCTGCCATCGCCCTTTTCTGTAATGCTCAACGACGGCGTTGAGTCATCATGTGACGGGCATCTAGCAAGCCATTTGCCATTACCGACCGACTTGTACTTATCCAGCCGATCCAAAATTATCTGTACTGACATAACCCCCCCAAGTTATAATTTATAGGCAATCTCATGATTGTGACCTCCCTTGCTGGCCCCCTCCGGGGGGCCTTTTTTATTTGAGAAAGTCGCTCACTGGAATGTTGAGAGCAGAGCAAACTAGCACAACGCTACTCAGCAGCATATCCCCTTGCGACCGCCATCTTGAAATTTGCTGGGGGGACTTCCCTGTCCTCTTCGCCAATTCAACAGAACTGACCCCCAACTCTTTTTGTAGCCTGCGTAGCCTTAGCCCAGTGTTCAAAATGGAAGATCCTCATCTGGTACAGCAACGGGCGCTTCCGTGGAAGCAAACTCAGGCATAGCCGTAGCCTGCTTTGGTTTTCTCTTCACCATATCGAGATTGAGCCAGCCATCTCGATCGATGCCACCGGCCGCAATCTGATCGCTCAGCCATTGGCGGAATGCAGGCAGGTTTATCGAAAGCTCATACTCAACAAAGTCTGGCTTCCAGTCGGCTGGGGTTCTGATGCTGATGCCTTCGGCACTTACGCCCTCTCTCGCCTCCTTGTTGTACCAGGTGATGTTGTGGGTGTAGTTTCGCTCGCTCATATTGCGCTCTCCTCATTTAAGATTTGCTTCTTCGCGTTACTGATTGCTGGCCCTTTGAGGTATTTCTCCTCGGCCGTGGTGAATACACCGCCCTTTGAAGGTGCTCTCCTCAGGGCGTGCTTGGTTTCATCATCGAGCTCTAAATAGCACTCAGCAGCCATCAGATCGTCCTGATTCTGAATCGCCTGCTTGATGAAATAGACGGACTCAAAGTGCTCACGAACGCAAGCAATATGATCCATTAACTCCTTACTAAACTGAACTGCCGGGTTGGGCGCGGCATCCTTGAAGTCATCCGACTCTTCCTCAGAGTAAGCGTCACCGCTAGCCCCAATGAGCTTGAGGATCACGCGATCCTTAGCCCGCTTCTCAGCCATCGCAGCGTAATACTTATTCTGGCTGGTTGTCTTTGACGCCTCACCCACAGACCATGCTGACTGATCTCCGAGGTGCCCGGTCACCCGCATGATCACATGGTCAGGGCTTGCGTAGGCGAACTCTGGCTCGTCAAACGTGATGTTTAACTTCTCTGCCACCCGCTCCAGCGCCTTATGCTTGACGGCGTAAATGCCTGGGCGTACCGGCCAGCAAGCCGACTCCGGCGTCTCACCAATCTCCCGTAGGATGGTGCCTAACCTCTCTGGTATGTCGCTCATCGCTGCCTCCTAAAGCCGTTGTCTTCCATCTGGGCAAGGGTGTAGCCGTCACTAAAGCCGTAACGGAACGCCTCTGATTGGCGCTCTACACCCCAATGATCGCAGGCATAGCCCGCAATGAACCCGTTCTTGAATTCAGCCTCAAGGCGGCTAGCAACGCCCTCCCACCTTTCGGCCATTATTGGGTCTAATGAGCTCAAGTCCATTGGCTCAGCCAAACGCGATTGATCGTTCTTCTGCATCTAAAAGATCCTCCCAGATCTGCTTTCTAATTGACTCCCAGAATACCGCTCTGGTCGTTACATAAAGGGTCTCTTCCCGCTTGGGGTTAAAGACCTCCAAAAACCATTCACCCTGATTCACAATGTCCGGTGGCACATAGTCATCAAGCCAATCACGGTGCTCCTGCACAAAATACTCTACGCACTCCACCATAAGCTCAGCTGGCACATTCTTGGCGTGTAGACCAGTGCCGCGCCACATATCGTCCTCAATATCGAGGAAATAAATTAAGTCTTCTGCAATTACCATAACCCCTCCACTGTTTTAATTCTTTCACCTATCCAACGCATTACCGGAACAGCCATAGAGTTACCCAGAGCCTTGTATCTCGGCCCATCGGGACACTTATCTGCTGGTTTGTTGCGGTATGGGATCTGCGTAAAGCCATCAGGAAATCCCTGAAGTCGCTCGCACTCGGTTGGTGTCAGGCGTCTGACGCTTAACTCTTCTGCCACAAGGTCGGTGGCATCCTTGTAGTCACGGGCTTTCAGTGCTGAAGCAGTGCCATCACACGCGTAGTCACCGAAACCGCGCATCCTGGCTGTCATCGGCACAATGGCCTCGCACTCTACTCGCTCGTTTCCTGTGCGACTGAATGGAGGGCCTGTAGTAACAGCGGGGGCAACTTTTTCCCCCTCTTCTCTGCTCGGCGGAGAATCCCCGAACAAGCCTTCGCGCTCAAAAAGAACCGCTGCGGGACGTCTCCAGTCTCCAAGGTATCCGACAACGAACACACGACGGCGTCGCTGGGCCACTCCCCACCACTGAGCGTCACAGACTCTGTAGGCGAACCCATACCCCAATTCGACCAACGCCCCGAGGAAGGAACCAAAGTCCCGTCCTCCGTTTGATGACAGGACGCCGGGCACATTTTCCCAAACGACCCACTTGGGCTGTTTTCGTTGAGCAAGCCTAAGAAATTCGAGTGCCAAGTTGCCACGGTCATCATCCAATCCCTTTCTAAGTCCTGCGATGCTGAATGACTGGCACGGGGTTCCTCCGACAAGAAGGTCAATTGATCCATACTGATCCGCTCCAATGGTTGTGAAGTCGCCGTGAACCGGCACCTCTGGATAATGGTGTTCCAATACAGCGCGTGGAAACGCCTCTATCTCGCTAAAAAAAGATGGCACCCAACCAAGTGAGTGCCATGCCATAGTTGCGGCCTCAATTCCAGAACAAACTGATCCGTATCTCACCGCTGTACCTCCGCCGACTCAATCGCGCTCAAAACTGCCGCAAGATATTTCTGGCGTTGCTCTTTACAAGCTCTCTTTCGCCGTTCTTTGCGAGCCCTCTGCATAGCTCTATGCTTAAATTTCCATTGACGCCCCTTGCATATCTCCGTGCATCTTTGGACTGATAAGCCTAGGTCACGCCCGATAGATTTGTATGTTCGTTTGCAAATGAATCTCTGAATTACGATCCAATCATTTCTTTGATGGAGGTTCGGGAATGTTTTGTCGATCACTCACAAACCTCCGCATACAAGCCCTTGTAATCAGGCCAAACGCCATCGCTGACGTTCTTGCAATAGACCTCTTGGTCAGCCAGAGCGTCCTCATACTCTGATGTGCCGACCAAAAACATTGATGCAATGATCACCGCGATTAGCGCAAGTAAATGCTCTGGTATGTCTTGCATTGCTTACCCCTATGCGGCGAGAGCGCCGAAATGCTTTTGAACGGCAAGCGTCAAGAAGATCTCCGCGCCCTTGTGCATAGTGCCGCCATCTACCTTCTCAAACTCAACGGGCATTTTCTTAGAGCGGAAGTTGTAGCCGGTGAGGCGGATCTTTTGGCCGCGAACCTCATGAACCATGTCAACAAACTCTTTAACTTGCTCATCAGTGAGGTTGGATTCAAGGTTGTCCCATACTATTTTGTTCATAAGCGCCTCGCGCTTACCTTGCTGTTCGCGAGTTAGACATCCGGCGCGAGTAAGCTGTACCTTGAAGCTGACGGTGTTGGCGTCATAAGAAGCGTTACCGAATTCTCCATCCAAGCCTAACTCTGCCAGCTTGTCAGCAATTGCCTTGTTGAGCTCATCGCGGATAGCCGTAACGTCAGAGCGAGTGATTTCAGATTCTTTGAAGTTCTTCATGGTGTTTCTCCCTTGGTTAATGGCTGTGTATCCAGCCGATAAGGAGATATTACAGATCAACATCTACGTTGTCTACACTTTTATGTAGATTTATTTGAGCGATTATATCTGTGCGATTTGGAAGCCCATGCATGGATTTCCAGATATGTCACGACAAATAGAGTTTCTGGTTTTAGATGTGGCAGATGTAACGGACACAGAGTGGCAGTTCGTGTCCGAAAAAAGAGGCATTCGGTCTGACAAAGTGAAAAACCCATCAAAGTCATCAAACCGCATAGGTAAGCGGTTTGTCGGGTTTGTCGGGTTTGTCGGGTTTGTCGGTTTGTCAGACCGGATAGCAATGGAAACCCATCGTTGGATTTCCAAATCAGGAGGTATGGAAGTAGATTTTAGTTTTAGACCTTCAGCTGAAAGCTAGAAGAGAGATCAGCAGGATGTTCAGGGCTACGGCCGAAAGGAAGAATATGCCAGCCTCGGCTTCGGTGAGGTGCATAACGCGAGACTTGCAGCCCTTACCAATCATCTTGATGTAGTGCATAGCAGCCTCCTAGTATGACCAGATAGTGGGGTTAGGACGGGATAAATCCCAATCAAGGTGTATAAATCGGGCAGATCCTTTCTGATTAACTCCGATCCGGGGTACATCGTTGATTACAGCCACCGCACAGAGCCTGTGAGCGTCTTTACCGCTTACCCCTATGTCTACCGCCTTCCCTGTCGTATGTGCGCCCACAGGTCGGCCTGCCCGCCTTTTATCGGCCTCTATAGGGTGGTTGGTGCATCTATAGCCAGACGTCACTGGCAGCGGGAA